GGTCATCATACTGCGTATCGATGTGCTGCAGGAAGGAGTTGGTGTTTACCCAGAGGCGCACGGCCTCACGGGTAATCATGTTAATTGTTAAAATTGTATTTGACATCTCTAAGTCCTCTGGGTTACGCGCTCACGGCGCAGTTGTATTGTCAAAATACAAAGGGAGTCCTTTGTTCATCTGACGGAGCCTGCGACCGTCTCTTGACAGGCAACCCAGATCGCTTACCCTGCGATCAGCAAGGGGAGGACGTTTAAGGTGTCCTCGCCTACCTTTTGCGACGAGCTATAGCTTGCTCATTGCGAAGTCTTACCCATTCTTCCATTGAAATGTTCGGGTCGTCAAGTGTTGCCGGGGCACTTCCAATCCCTTGAACCTTCGGAGAAATCGGGGGTGGAGCCGATGTTACTCTTTTGGGTGCCGTGACTGCTGATGCGAGCTTAGCAACTGCCACAGCCTGTCTGGCGGTTGGCAGGAGTGCAATTCGGGCAGCTTCGTCAGGATTTTTAGCCAGATGGTAGAGGACTTCGTGTGGGTTTCCGGTTTCAATCGCGGCTTCTGTAAGCGAAGTCGGAATGCCACCAAGGATTTGAGCCATATTGTTAAGCTGTGGAGCCCAATCGCCATACTTCGCAAGCCCCTCATTCCAGATTTTATCAGTTGTAGACTTCCATTCATTTTGCTTCGCCAGTTCTTGAGCCTGACGGTAAATTTCCATCTGGACTGCTTTCGGGTCAATCGCCCCGGAAGGTGTGTCATATTGCTGCGGCGCATATTGCGGAGTCTCCATCGACGCAAGACGTTCTTCAAGCTCACGCTTTTGGCGGGTCAACTGCCCAATGCGGTCTAAAAGTCCCTGCGGCGGCTTGTTTTCAGTTTCAAGTGTGACAGGAGCCTCTTGCGGGGCCTCGGCAACTGGGGCCTCAACGGGCGCTTCAACTGGAGCAGCTACCGGGGCCTCGATAGGTGCCGCCCCCGCCTCGCCTTCGGCCTGACGGTTTATGGTGTTGTAAAATGTTTTCATGTTAGGCTCCTTTACCTTTCTTCATTTGTAAGACGCCCTCACGCCCTCGACGTAACGTCGCATCCTTGATTAAAGCATCATGTATCTCATCTTTTAACACATCATCCATATTTGTAGTTAATAATTGTGCAAGTGTGGCTCTTGCGGCATCAAGATAAAGTGGCCAGCAAGACGACACGTAGGCTTTAAGATCCCGATGCTCTTCGTAAAATTCGTTGCTTCGTGAGGCCCAGCTTTCGTAAACCTCCTCTGCCATTTTCTTGGCAGTTTCCGCAACCATTTTATGCGCATGTGCCCCTTTACCGGGGAGTTTTACAAGTGGCTCTCTCATCTTGGCTCCTTAATACGGCAATAACACATTCACGTCTCGAGATACATCATCATTTCCGCTATAAACATACTCATTTCTTAGCCGAACCCCCTCCGGCATATAGTCATAATAAGCGCCCTGCATAAACGGCCCAAGGCGTGTTTGCGGATCTGTGTAAGAATTCCAGATAAATTTAGGCATGTCATACCAAGCTGGCCATTCTTGGTTTGGCGGGCGCAAAGCATTTTGTTGTCGATAATCTTCAAACGATTGCCCAGACAACGGATGCTCTTGGTATTCCTTTTTCTGCATTTCATAACCGTGGCGCATATACGCCAAGTCTTCGGGTGTAAATCTTTGGTTTGTGATGTCGTAGTTTTGACCAAGAGTTGATGCCACCAACTGACGCAAATTTACCGGATATAAAGCATTCAACATGCTTTCTTCCGGCGTCTGCGTTTGATACAGAGCATTCGCCTCTGGATCTCCAATTGACGGCATAAACTCAAGGCTAAACTGATCCATCTTATCGCCCGTATTTCTCGTAATATTGCTGCGTCCTGCGGCCACGCTCGGCTTCATTCTGTCCCAAAAGCGCGTCAATTGCTCTTGTGACGTAATAGTTTAAGTTGCCTTCCCATTGATCGCCTTGGGTTGAGGCAGTTTGCTGTGGAGTAGCGGCTTTTTGTCCACCTTTTCGTTGCGCAGTTTGTTTTGGACGCACCTTGCTAGAACTTTCTGTGCGTTTTGGTTCTGTAAATTGTCCAGTTCTTTCCGCTCCCGGAGCCATCGGTGCGAGAGGATATTGACTTGCAAACGAGCCTTGTCCCATACCTTGCGGAATACCACGCCCAAATCCACGCATGTCAACATTTCCGACATTCATATCTGGAAGGGTGTAGCGATTTGGTTCTCTTTGTCGCCAATCCTCAGAAAGTATAGGCATCATTCCTAATGTGCCCATACCAGCTCCGGGAATTGCGGCCCCAGCGGCCCGACTGAGCATTGAACGATCAGCCCCGCCATAGCCCGGACGGAATTCCCCTTCAACTGGCGGCGCACCTTCATACACAGGCGTGTATTCAAGGCTTCCACGCCCCGCAGGACCCCTCAGCACATTCCCGGTCACATCTCTAAACTCACCATACGCTCCATTTGGTGCTTGGTATTCGCCGCGAGGAAAACGATCTGCCTCTGAGCCAACATAGCGGTAGGAAGGAACTTGGCCCCCTTGGCGAGCTGGAAGACCTCCGGGTGGAATTCCGGCAGTTTCTGTCTGTGTCATAACAGGCATCGTCGAACCCCTTGGGGCTAACGTGCCGAAACGAGGCGGCTCACCCGGAATTCCTTCTGGCACAAAGTCCATGTTGGAATACCGATACATTTCATTTCCGGGCCTACCATATGTCATGCCATACGTGTTGGACTGAAATCTATTCATGTCCCTCGGCACAGCATTCGGCCAATAAGGAGCGCCCATTTCAATCGGCCCACCCGGAGGCGAAGGGGCTCGACCTCTTGGTGTAAAGCCTAACTCCCCGCCATAATTCGACCTACGGTAAATGTCTTCACCCGGAATACCATGAGTGAAATAATACTGGTTTGCCTCAAATCTGTTCATGCCTCTTGGCACGTCAAAACCAGCATTAATCGTTGGCCCTTCAGCGCCCGGACCACGCCCTCTTGAAGCCTTCGGCGTAAAACTTAATTCTGGACTTCTAAAAATCCCTTCCGGCGTCTCACCACCCCCGGCCATTTCCATCGCACCACGGGGCCGCGAAAGAGGAGACATTGCAGTTCGTCCATAAGGAGCCATACCTCCAGCTGCGCCAAGACCAAGACCCAGCATGTAAGGATCTTCTTGTTCTTGCGCTGTAACTTGCCCACGACCAAATTCTTCTGGATGTTTTGCGCGGAGTTCTTGAAGACGTTTGATTTCAGCCTTTGTTTGTGCTTGTTTTGCCTTGAACTTTGTGCCGACAGGAGTGCCCATGTCTGCGCCGCTCAATTCCTCGCCAATAGCGCCCAACGTGCCATAGATCCGCTGTAACGGACCGATGTCGCCAAGATAAGGATTTTCCTGCCCAGCTAAAAAGGCTTCCTCTTGTGAAGTGCGCTTCGCCATCTCAAATCCCCTTAAACCACAATTGTAACAATGCACGAAAGAACAAGCACAATCAAATGTTCTTTCTTGATTTCTTTGAGCTTTTCCAAGCGCACAGATGCTGGAACACGTTGCTTAAAACGCTGCAGCATCTTTTTTGTGCGCTTGAATGCCATTTAGACTCTCCGTGTAATTCTTGCCATCGTCCCCGGCATTTCCGGGTGCGGTCCGTAAACGTGGCCATCTGGGCCCCTAAAAGCCCCTTCCGGCATTTCATGGTCTTCAAGGGGTAAGGACATTTGCTCCTGACGCTCCTCGGCGTATTCCGCCCCCGGAGTTGACCCTTGCTCCTTGTGACCTTCGTATGTATCGCTGATCGGAACGTCTTCGCTTTCCCGAACAACATCGTCTTGCAATTTGGCCAATTGTAACGCAGAAAGCCCTTGTTTGCCAACCACGTCGATACGTTTTGTGATCGCGTCGTAGACATCGACTTCGCGTTTTTCGAGCCGCGCTTGGGTCTTGCCTTTTTCCTTCGCCAACTCGTCCATCGTGGCTTTGAGTGCGGTTTGCAATTGCTGCACTTGTTGAGCCAACATTTGCTCGTTTTGTGTTGGTCCCTGACCCAAGGCTTGTGGCGGAACCATACGCTTCAGCCTCTCGGCTGCTTCCTCTGCCATCGGGAAGTCGCCAGCACGGAACATGATGTCACCAATGATATTGGTGAGAGCAGGGGCTTGCGTGAGGATAAGCGTGAGGGCATTAAACGCCTCCTCACGTCTTGTGGCATACCCGGGGCCAACGTCAGCTTGAACTTCATACTTGCCAATCGCAGGGTTCAACAATCTAGCAATCACTTCATTGTTCTCATTGAGTTCAAGCATGTGCGCCTGTTGGAGTTGTGGATCGAGTTTGACCTCTAAACTTTCCCCATTCTCTGCCAAGATCATCACAATTCTATTCGTGTCATACAATTTCGGCACAAGGTCCAGAACGATCTTGCCCACCTGCCTAATCGCAATCGCAAGGTTATCAATGAAATGGTAAGTAGCACGATCACCTTGACGCTGGCGTTCAGCAATCGCCTTTCCAGTGCGTTCATTCCCTTGTTGCCCCATCTGGTTTTCGTATTGCCCGGAAACCATCTGCATTTCCATCGCAGCGACTTCCATTCCCTTCAAGGCAACAGGCGAAGGAACAGGAGGCTCAACACGGGCAGGAGGGGGCAAAGGTTTGCCATCATCACCCACAGATTTATACGGCAGATAGGCATGGTTTTGGCGGTTCGCCGTTGCCCAGTATTCTTCAAAGCCTTCTACCGTTTCAACACCCACAATCCATGGGGTCTTGCTTTGCAAGGCACCATACTCAACTGCAGATGAGGCCCAGTAGTTATACATCCTCTGTGGATCTTTCATGGCCCGTGTATGGCCTTTACGATCCATTCTTCCTTCAATAATGACTTCCTCACCGATCACTGGAATGATCGGAATGGTATTGCCGATCCAGTCCTTTTCTTCACTCTCAACAATATGCGTCCCGATGATGAAATGGTAATGGATGACTCGACGTTGAACCGAACGCTTTCTTGTCAACGGATCGTCGAAATATTTACTATTCTTATCGAACTTTCTTAAATCTGAAGCCATAATTGTAACAGGCTGACCATCCGGCCCGTCAAACATCAGCAATTCATCATTGACATCTTCCGCCTCAAAATATTCCGCCACCCGCACATGGTCGTCATCTCGCCAGCCACGATCACCAACAAGACCTTCGGTTCCCATATATTTGACGTATTGAGGATATTTCTTCTCAAAAACATCTTTCGGCATGTCTTCAAAGATGAATGCGAAGCGCATGTCCTCTTTGGCCGGGGCCCTGGCATCTGGATCAATGTAGACCGTCATAGGATCTGGGATCGACGTGATGTAAATGTCTTGGTCAAAGGAGTCCTCTGACACATAGTCTGTGATGACTCGCAGATACCCAATGCCTGACGTGACTTGGAAAGTCGTGGCTACATCGTAATGCGCCGCAGCATTGCTTTGATATTCAATATGCCGTGCAATACCGTCCCAAATTCTTGCCGCTTCAGCCGTCGCGCCATTTCCCGCCGCTCTATACTTAATCCCCGGCTTATTCATCTTAGCATCGTTTATGATGTTGAGATTATGCTGCCGAGTCTTATTGATGGTCAGGGCTGGCCTTTCATCCCTCTGCCTATCGTTCCACATGCGTGTCGGCCATTGGTATTTGTTGTCTGCATCAGCATTCGCAAACTTCAAATCATCCAAAAACAAACGCCTTGCATAACTTTCCCAATCCTCACAGCGGCGAAAGCGGTCCTGCGCTCTGCGAAAGATTTTCTGGAACTTTTCGAGGTTTTCATTTGTAGGTTCTGACATTTCTTACCCCAACCAGCCAAGGCTTTCGCCAAATTCCTGCACCCTACCCATAAGTCCGTGCTTTTTAAGCGCGCTCGCTACGTGTTTATGTTTTGACACTTCTCCACCCTGCGAGGCAATAGCCATATATCGAAAAGCATCAGCGGCATGTGATGACCAATCATGCACAGGTTCTGACGACAAAACTTCTGTCACTGGGTTTTCTTCATAGTGATAATGGCGAAGAGCATGAAGAAGTTCTTTCTCACATCTTGCGGCATCAAACCAGCAAGTGGGGAATATGCTCCTTGCAGCGACAATGCCGTCGAACTTAGAAAGGCGCGGGACAATCCTGACCCTAAAACCCGCATCTCGCATTTGTTCTTCGATGGACTTTTTTGATCCGAGCGTTTTAGCTCTCGCATCGTGGGGCAACCAACAAGTGCCGTATTCATAAAGCTCGCCGTTCCCGCTTCTGCGCGTCCGTAGGACATGAATGTAATGGTCAAGGCCTTTCAGACGGTTCTGATAATAATCCACGACCCGTCTCTGCATTCCTACATATTGTTCAAAAATGATAGCTGTATGGTCACTCCGGCCCAAGTCCCAATACAAATTGACAGTAGAAGAAGAATGATGTGGAACATGCGTGATCCGACCTTCTTCTGCACAATCTCGGAGTTCTTCGGCATAAACTGCCCCTTCCAATGATTTCCGGCATTCCCCTTCCCAAACATGCAGATAAGCATCACGGTCTTTGGCTTTAAGATCGAGCATCTCTTGCTTTAGCACTTGGGGAAACCAAGGATTATCTCGCCAAGAAATCTTCTGCACTATCGCATTTTTAGGAGGAGATAGAACAAAACGCTGGTAAGTATCATCGGACTCAAGCTCAGGGTTAAACGAAACCCAGATTTCAGAGCCCTCCTTACGTATCGTCGGTATGAGGACTTCCCACGAGTTCTTCGTGACCTTATTCGCCTCCTCAAC